CTTCACCTGCGGGTTGATGGGCTGCGTAATCACCACCGGAGACGCCAGCATCTGAGGAATCTGTTTCAGAGTATTCTTGCTCAAATGATCCCCATGCTTGGACAGTGCTTTCGCCAGCTTGCTATAATCCATGTACAGCACGCCGTCCGGCAATCCTATGCCTTCATAAATCCCGCCCTTGCTTATGACGCCAATTTTGACCCTGCCGCCGCTGCTCGTTCCATCCCACGCATCAATGGCTCTCTGAAAATATTTATCTTCGGTCAGCTGATCCTGGGCCTTTGTACTGTAGCGTGTTTGTACGTTCTCCTTCTGCGCCTGCCCGTTTCCCTGTTGCTGTGCCTCCCGCTTCCCGGCCTCCTCCATGAGCCGGTTGTACTCCTGTATAATGCTTTCGCCCCAGTCCGCCTCATGCTCCAGCATGGCCCGGGCTTCCGGGTTCTTTCCCGCAATCTTTTTCGCCAGTGCCTTCACCTCGGCCACAAACCGGTTGATGAACGCCATCACCTGGTCCATGGCCTGCTGGAAGGCATTTTTATTTTCCGCGTTTTCATAGGCACGGGAAACAAACGCCCCCAGCGCCTCCGGCGTGGCAATGGCGTCATACAGCGCATCCGCCGTCAATTCCTCCAGGGCTTCCTCCCGACTCAGTTCCTGGCCTTTGATTTGCTTGTATTGCTCTTGTTTCTCCGCTACCCGGCTGTCCAGGTTGTATCCTTCCGTATTTCCCAGCAGCTCCAGTACCACATCCTGCAAGTCCTGGGCCTCCTGCCCCATCTGCTCCCGGATGTAGTGCCACCCTTCGTGGGTCGCCACCCGCGTCAAATACCCTTCCTCCGCGTCCAATGCCACCACCATGCCCTCGGAGGTCGTGTATACACCGTTGGCGCCCCCGTCCCCAATGCTGTCCACCACCGTGTAATGCACCCCGTGGGCCTTGGCATAATCGTCCAGCAGCGATAACATCACCGCCTGGGCTTTTGTGGGCCGGGTGGTTTTCGCCGCATACACCACCCCCGTGTACCCTTGCGTGTACGTCCTCGGCAACTGCCCCAGCTGCTCCTGCACCGTCTTGCCCAGGCTCTCCGGTATCTCCAGCCGCGCATTCTGCGCCGCTGTGGCCTCCTGCCCCGCCTGGTAGGCAATGCGGTACACCCCGTCCTCCAGCATGGCCCCGAAGCCCACCTTGCGTTCATATTCCGTCATGGCCCGGCTGTTCTGCCCCGCCTGGTACGCGCTCTGAAAGGCCTGCCCGTATATCTCTAGGGGCAGGGATGTATTTTCATACCCCGCCAGGAACCGCCGCGCCGTCTGCGTGTCCTCAAACATGGCCGCCCGGTTGTAGGCCGCTTGCGTGTCCGCGTCCGCAAACCGCACCTGATCCAGCCGGATTTCTCCCTTGCCCTTGCCCGCAATTTCGATTTCAACCCAGGCCGCGCCGTCCCGGATGCCCTGGAATCCCGTTACCTTCACCGGTACATCCTCGTACCCCGCCGCCGTCGCTTCCGCCGCAAAGGGCGTATGCTTCACGCCCTTTGCGTCCTCCGCCTGCTGCATCTGCTCCACCGCTTCCCGCACTGCCTGTTCGCTGGCCGCGTCGCTCCGCAGCCCGGAAATCCGTTCCGCCGCCGCCTGGGCCGTGTCCGCGTCCACGCCCGCCTCCGTCAGCGCTGTGCGCGCGCTTCTGGCCTTAATCATGCCCACGCTTGTGGATACGCCTGCACCCAGGGAACCGGACAGCCCGCCCACCAGCATGCCCTGCAACGTCTCCACCACAAACTCCATGTCCGTTTCCACTGTGGCCTGCGTCGCGCTCATGCCGGCGGCAATCTTCTGTTTAATGCTCTCCGCCCGTTGGCTGCTGTCCCCGTTCAGGTAGTTGTCCAGCGCCTGATCCACCACGTTCCCCGGCAGCTCCTCCAGGGCCTCCGGCACAAAGGCTTTTATCACGTTCGTCAGTATCGTCCGATAGCCGCCCCCCTTTCCCAGGGAAAACGCCGCTGTCAGGCGATCCATGCCCATTTTCTCCGTGATGGCTTCTACTACGCCCGCCGCCAGTCCCTGCACCAGCGCCCGGCTGTTGTCCCTGCCCAGCAGCAGCTCCTGCTGCGTCTTGCCCGACGTCGCCGATAGCGCCATGAGTGCGCTGCCCACGCTGTTTCCTACTTTGGCAAGCGCGTTTGCGCCCTGCGCCACCACGCCAGCGCCCTGCAGCGCCTTTCCCACCGCGCCTCCCGTCGCCATGGAAATGGCGCTGTCCCCCGCCGTCATGAACACCTGATAAACCAGGTTCGCGGTTTGTCCGCCCAGTCCGTCCCCAAAGGCCTTCCGCTGCCCTTCCATAACTGTTTCCCGCACGGTGTTCTTGAAGTGTGTCGTCGCAAATGCCGGGTCATATGGACTTGTATCCCGTCCCAGCATGGTGTCCACGCCCGCCTTGACCGCTCCAGTCCATTCCAACGGCGTCACGGCTATGCTTAGCCCGGACGTAATCCAAGATCCCACAGGATGCTCCGCCGCTTTTTTCACCACGCCCATCTGCTTATCTGTCTCTCTCTTGAGCAGTCTGGGCTTAATGCTTTCCACATATTGCTTCGCAGCGTCCATGCCCTTCGTATTGCGCAGATAGTTATAGGTCGCCAGTTCCATTTCTGTCATGTTCTGCGCTATCCCTGCTTCCACGGCTCCCCAACTTAGCTCCGCTGGTGCCGCACTCTTCCCGACAAAGTCGTCCTCGAAGCGCAGCATGGCATACTCGCCCTCGGCAATCTGCCTTTCTACGGTCTCCAGCTGATCTTTGGCGTTGTCCATCGCTGGCCCTGTAATTCCCGCCAGCTCCATGGCCGCAATGTCCTTTTTCAGCTTGTATTGCTGATTGTACAGCTCTGTCAGCAGCTTGCTGGCTTCCTGCCTGGCAATGGGGGCCTGCATCGTTCCCGCGTACTGGCTCAGCTCCTCCACTTGGGTCAGCTGTCCCTCGTTGACCCGCTGCCGATCCCGCTCCGCATAGCTGAACCCGCTTTCAAGTACCCCGCCATCCTCCAGCGCTTTTGCTTCCGCCCTGGCCTCCTCCGCCTGCTCCTCCAGGCTGGCCCACCCTTCATAGTCCAGCAGCTCCTGTTCTGTCAGCGTTTCACCCCTGTCCACCTTTTCCTTCGCTTTCAGGTAGGCGTTATATGCTTCCGGATATTTTTCCATATCCGCCTTCAGCATGGCGTCTATTTTTTCCGCATCCTCTACCGCCTTGACGTAGCGGTCAAGATGCTCCTTCGTGTTCTCGCCGTAGACGGCCTCTATCTCCTCTCCTTCACCCGGCAACGGTAGCCCCAAACGACGCAGGATGGTTTCCTCGTTGGTAATCCGCTTGTTCACCTCCGCCACCCCGGCCGTGTCGCCCTTGGCTTCCAGCTCTGCCTGCTGCTTATACAGCCCCTTCAGTGTGCTGTACGCATTGTTTGCAAAGGCCTGATCCTCCTGGCTCAGCTGCGGCAGTACCCTGGCCCTGGCCTGCTCCATGGGCGCAATGGAGTTCGCATTCTGCGCCGCCATAAACAGTGCGCGCCCTGCCCGGCTTGGCACGCGAGTGCTCTCGATCTCCTCCAGCGCCTTTTGCGTGGCCTGCGCCTGCGTGGTGTTCGCCTTCCACAGCTGCCCAATGTCCGAAAGCACCGGATTGTTTTGTACCTGCTCTTCCGTGGGCTTCTGTCCATATTTTTCAAAATAGCTCTGGTACTGCTCCAAGGCCTCCCGCTGCCGCTTGTTCCATTGGTACTGCTCCCGGGCCTCCCGGGAGCTTTGCGGCGTGCCGTACCTCCGCCGGTATTCCTCTTTCTGCTCGCGCTTGGTAAAGTTCCTGCGCATGGCTTCCGTCTGCGCCGAAGAAGCCGGCCTGCTCTGGGCGGAGCGGTTCAGCGCCTCCCGCAGCCTGGCCTGGTTTCTCGCCTTCTGCTCCTCCCGGCTCATGGAAAGGATTTCCTTTGCCCGCTCCTGGGCCGTCTGTCCCTTGGTTCCCGCAGAGCTTTGCACCGGCAGGTATTTCTTGCCGGTCTCCTTCTTTTCTTCTTCCTGTTTCTCCTTCGGCCTTGCCATACGCCTTTCCCTCCGTTAAATGTTGTTGTAGCGGTCCGACCATTGCAGGTACTGCTCCAGGGCCGTCAGGTATTCCTGATTGTACTGGTTCAGCGCCCGGTCATAGTCCTGGTTGTACTGGCTCAGCGCGTCCTGATACCTGCCGTATTCCACGCTCTGCCCCTGGCGCAGGGCGTTCAGCTTGTCGTAGTAATCGCCCACCTGATCCCGGTACCGGTTGTAGTCGCTGCTTTCCTGGGCCTGATAGTTTCCCAGTAGGTTTTGCAGCCGGTTGCCCTCCGCCTCATACCGCGCCAGGGCATTGCTCTGCAGGTTCAGCAGCTGGTCGTTCAGCCCGCCCAGGTACTGCTGGTACGCCTGATTCCCCGCCGTGGACGCATAGGAGGAGCCATACCCCCCCGTCAGCGCCGCCGCCTGCCCCATGGTGTCCTGCATGGCCAGCCGCCCGCCCTGCACGTATTGGTTCTTGTATGCCTGATACAGCGGATCGCTGCTCACGTCATAGTTGAAACTCCCCCGCCCCGCTACCTGATCCAATAGCGCGTCAATCTGCTGCTGGTATTTGCTGTTGTATACAGGCGTCCCCGCCTGCTCCATGGCCGCAATCCTGTCCGCGTAGCTGTCCGTGTAGGTGGGCTTTTCCATGCTGGGCTTTTGCAAACTGTTCAGGTTGCTCTGCCACTTGTCCATCTGCTCCTTGTAGGCCGGGTTCGCCGCTGGCGCCGCGCTGGCGGACCTGCCGCCCCCGCCGCCGCTTTTCTTTTTTTCTTTCGGCTCCTCCACCGGCGTGGATGTTCCGCCAGCGGATTTTCCCGGCTGATAGGCAATCTGCTGAAATTTGTTGTTCGCTTGTACCGGCATCAATACTCACTCCCATATCCCACGTATTTGCTCCAGTTCACCAGCCGCGCATGGCCCACCCCCGTCAGGCGAATCTCCATCCGATCGCAGCGCCTGGGGTAAATGGGCAGGGTGCAGCGCCGCTGATCGCCGCCGCTCAGCTCCTGTACCGTCTCCCATGCCCCGCCGTCCCGGCGCAGGGCCACCTCCGCCCTCGCCCCCGGGTCCAGCTCCAGGTACAGCTGTATTTTCCCAATGTACTTGTGATCCGGCAGCTCCCGCAAAATCTCCCCCGTGCGCAGCTCCCAGCTCACTTCCTCATCCGTCTCCTCCTGGGCATACACCGTGTAGTCACTGCCCACCATAAAGAAATCCTTGTTGTATTCACCGGGCAGCAGCGCATACAGCTCCCCGTCCGCCCGGAGCATAAAGGTCTCCGTCAGGCAGCTGGCAAAGCCCAGGGCGTGTGTGCCGTCCTCCCGCGTCCATACCCCCGCCGCCGTGTCATATACCAGCAGCTGCCATGCCCCTTCCTGATCCTCCATGGACAGGTACAGCCTGCTGCCGCATACCCCCGCCGCCGCGTTTTTGTAGCTCTCCGTCCCCAGCGCCGCGGATATGCCCGCCACCTCGCTGTCCGCGTATACGCATACGTCAAACACGCTCTTGTAGTACAGGTATTCGTTCACCCGCACCGCGCTTTTGTGGCATCCCTGCTGCACTCCCCGCAGGTTGTCCACGTATACCGTGAAGTTGGATGGCTGTGTGCCGTATACCCGGTGCAGACAGTTTTCCTTGAAGAAAATCACCGCGCTGCCGCTCACCGCCGCCCCCGTGAAGGGCCCCGGCGTGCCCACCGTCACCGCATAGCTGTCCGTGGCTACGCCCTGGTACGCCCGCCAGTTGGTGGGGTCGCCCAGCTTGCAGCAGTAGATTTCATGGTCCGCCGAGGAGCAGCCCCAGAGCCGGTTGTCCTTCTCCACCACAAAGTCCATCTCCGGGCAGGTCCGCTCCACCCGCACCTCCCCGGCCTGGGTCAGTGCCTTTTGCAAAATGCCCGTAAACAGGATGTAGTCCGGCCCCGCGTCCGTGAGAATCCAGTCCCCGTTCAGCCCGCTTTCCTCCAGCCCGCTCACCGTCACCCCGTCCAGGGCCTTCAGCCCCTGGCCCAGCCCCGTGGCGCTCACCAGCACATAGGTGGTGGCCTCCGCTACCCATAGCCCCTGGGCCTCGCTCCAGGTTTTCATCACCGGCGCATCCCCGCTGGTGTCCAGCCACAGCTGCCCGTTTTCGGGATTCTCCGGCGCCGTGCCGCCCTCCGTGTACTCCCCGTAGGGCGTGCCGTCCCCCTTGGCCAGGGTCACGCGCACCGTGCCGCTGCTCACGTTCTTCTGCTCCATGTCCGTGAAGGATAAGGTGGTGGTGTCAAAGAGCTTCTTGTCCGGGAAAATGGCAATCTTCGCCCCCATGGGCACCAGCGTCTTTTCGCTGTCCTCCACGTCCCCGTAGTAAAAGCCGTTGTAGTAGAATTTCACCCCGTCCACAAAACAGAGCCTGTCCGTGGCGCATAGCCCGTTGGGCTTGTTGAGCGTCGCCACATGGACGCGCTTTTGCCGTCGCACCACCGCCGGATACTCCCTGGTGTCCATGTTCTGCATCCAGGCCCATTCCCCGTCCCCAATCCCCTGGGACAGGTTCAGCCCCCGAAAGTCCGTGGTAATGCTCCTGTTCCTGCCGCGCTGCTGTAAATATGGCGCTTCCCGCATGCCCCTTCCCTCCTTATGCCAGGGGATCGTTGCTATCCCTAGGCGGATCGTATATTGGGAAAATGTTTCGCAATCTGCTTCCCTGCAAGGGCATGTGCTCCCGGTTGTAGGCCTGCCGCGCCTCCAGCATGCCCTGGTTGTACAGCGCCGCGTCGTTGTTGTAGCGGTCGATCTCCCCCAGCCGCTGATCCGTCTGCATGTACAAAAAATGGATGTACACCTCGTCGTAGGGCGGCGCGATCAGCAGCGCCACGCTCTTGTCCCCGTCCGTGGTGTAAGGCGCAAAGGTCGTTTCCTCCGCCCCCTCATGGGTCAGTACCATTTCACGGTACCATTGCCCGTCCACCTGGCTGAGCCACCGGAGCTTCTCTTCCTCCGTGCTCTCCCCGGGGCGTTCTCTGTCGATTCGCTCCAATACCTCCGCCAGTGTCATGGCGCCCGCTCCTTTCTACGCAAAGGGGCCGCCGCCCTTGCAGCGGCGGCCCCTGCCGTCATGATTATTGCTTGTAGCCCGCTTCCAGCTTGTCCACCATGGCCGCGGCCACCATGTCCTGGCTCATGCTGTTGTCCAGCACCTCCTGGACGTAGCGGGGGACTTGTACCTCCACCCCGCGCTTGATCTGAAAGGTGCGGCCGTTCACGCTCACAAACACATCGTCCCGGTAGCGCTCGTTATCCTTGAACAGCCGAATGGTCACCAGCTCCTCCAGGGGGTTCTTTTGCGCTGCCTCCTGGGTCTGTGCCTGGATCTCCTGGGTCTCCTCCAGGGGGTTCTTTTCCTGCTGCGGGGCTTCCTTCTTCGTCTGGCTCATGGCCGTCTCCCTCCCTTAGTTCGCCTTGACCTTCTTGGACCATACGGGGCTCAGGCTCTCAATGCGCACCATGTACTCCTCGCACAGGCGCACCGCCACCGAGGTGGCCTTCCAGCCGCAGCTGGAGCGCTGGTTCAGCGGGTCCTCGCCGTAGCCCAGCTGCTTGACAATGTGCTGCAAGCCGCCGTTTTCCAGCATCGTTACGCCGTAGGCGTTGGCCCCCAGCAGCAGGGAGGTGAACACGCTGTAATAGGTGCTGTCCTCCACCACCGGGCAGGTGCTGTCATTGATGATCTTCGCCTCGCTGGTGGTCACCACCCGCACATCGCCAATCTTGCCGATCTCCCCGGAGAAGGTGTTGTTCCCCTCCTTGTACTTCACCACGTCCACCCATCCGGGGCTTTCCTGGAGGGTCTCCCGGCAGTAGGGATGGGTAATCAGCACATAGCTGCCGTTGATCTTGGGGGTGTTCATGGCCTCCAGGGTCGCCGCCGCCCGCATCACCACAAAGGGGGTCAGCACGCACTCGGGGGTCAGCGTGCTTCGGCTGAGCACCTCGGTCTCGGCGCCGTCCACCACCTTGGGGGCGTAAATCACGTTGGTGCCCCCCGCCAGCACTTCCCTGGTCACCGTGTCCAGGGTGCGCCCCGCCTGGCTGGAAAGGAGCTTCGTGGCCTGTACCACGTTGTTGTCAATGGCCGTCATCTGCAGCATGTCGGAGAGCTGAATCCAGTCGCCGTACTGCTTCACCGTGCCCTCCACCGTGGTCACGGTCAGGCTGTTGCCCGCCGGGGTCACGCCTTCGGTGAGGGCCGTCAGCGCCTTGGGCAGGGCGCTGTACTTGCGGAATTCAATCTTCTTGCCGCTGCCCGCGGGGATGGGATACTTGTCCCCAAACTGGTTGTGCACCAGCAGCGGCTCGGCCTGGTCCAGCAGCCGCTTTTCATAAAAGGTTTTCATTTCCGCGGAAAGGCTGCCCGTTTCCGTGGTCATGGTGGTGGCAAACAGCTGTAAATTCAGCCGCAAAAGGCTCTTGTCCATGGTTGTCCTCCTTATTCAAACATCTTCTCCGGGGTGATCCGCTCGCCCCGTGCGCTCCGGCGCTCCAGTTCCTCCATCTTCGCGCGGCTCAGCTTGCTGATGTCGAATTTCCCCGCCCGCTCGGCGCTCATGCCCACGCCGTTCTCCGCGGGCCGCATGCCCCGGGCCGCAATGGTCTCCAGGGTGCGCTGCTGCGTGCGCTGCACCGCCCCCGCCAGGGTTCCCTGCATCAGCTCGTCCATGTGCAGCACCTTGTAGGCGTGATCCATGGGTACGCCGCTTTCCAGCAGGCGGAACATCTCCCCGTTGCTGTTCTCGATCTCCGCGTCTAGGGAAAAGTCCGGGAAGACCTTCTTCAGCTCCGCCTCCGCCTGCCGCCAGCCCAGCATCTTCTGTGCCGTCTGCCGGTCCCGCTCGCTGGCCTCCTGCTGCTCCCGCAAGCGCTGGTTCTCCATCCGCGTCATTTCCAGCTGCTTGAAGGTCTCCACATCCATGCCGTGCCTGGAGGCTTCGTCCTCATAGTAGGCGTTGTCGTTCATCACCGCGCGGGCCAGGTCTTCCACGTTCTGCACACCGTAGCGCTGCTGCATCAGCCGCAGCATGGGGGACAGCTTTTCCATCTGCTCCTCCATGCCCTTGTACTTGCCCAGCCGCTTTTGTACAATGCTTTGCACTTCCTGGTCGTACAGGTCCTTGTGCTGCTGCACCGCCTGCTTCCACGCGGCTTTCCGCGCCTTCTCGTCAGGGGCGGCCTGACTTTGCTCTCCGGCAGTTTCTGCCTCTCGCCCTTGCTGGCCGGCGGCGTCCCGGCCTCCTTCGCCCGTCGCGTCCCCGGCCTCGGCTCCGGCGCCGCCGTCTCCGCCGTCCGCCATGTACCAGGGCCCGCGCATCCAGAAATAACGCATGATTGCTCCTTTCTCCGCACTTGCAGCGGGTTGGCCAGGCTCTCCCCCGGCTCACAGCCGCATTGTAGCATCCGCATGGGCGCCCGCAAAACCCCGCCTTTTGCCATTAAAAAAAGGCGGGGAATATTTCCCGCGCCTGATGCTGCCGCCTTCCCTTACCCCGGAAGTTTTACAGCCTCCTGTACCGCCTCCCGCCCTTTCTCCAGCTCACATATACTTGTCCAGCACCGCCAGCACCTCCGGGGTGAGCAGCTTCTTCAGCTGCCCCGGCGGCAAAGCCAGCAGCGCCGTGGCAATCACGTCCATGTCCTCCGCCTTCTC